CTTCGGTCTATGCAGTTCTATAAATTGCTACTCCTCTTAAATTTTTACCTGATATATTAGATGAATGTAATTCAGCACCGCTATTTTTATACAAAATTATTTGACTCTGATTTTTACCAAGGTGAAAAATAGGACCATCTTCTATGTCATAACTTTGATAGTCTCGAGCTACACCATTAGCATTAGGGTTGGCATTTTCTGTCGCAAATGGTAAACCAGTTATACTTGCATGGATATTCCATGAATTAGAGGAGATATCTATGTCAAAAGCTGCATAAACCATTCTTCCAATTTTAGTATATGTACCAGAGCTAGATGCTGTATTACCAGTATTAGAAGCAGGAGTCCAAGTCCCTTCTTCATAATCATTTAAAGCATTATCTGATGCGGTGTCTCCGTTAAACTGAATACCAGAACAATTACTATGTAATCGAACCCAATCTTGGTTTATTCTTACAATTTCTGTATTAGTATCATTTTTTGTTGGACTTATAACAATTGCTGAGTCTGCTGCTGCTGACGATTGATAATTACTTTCTCTAATAAATTCAATA